ATAGCAAATACCAGCAGTACGACCTGTATTGAATAGTTTGTCAGATCCAACTGCATCTTCCATACCCATTGCAACACCACCTTTTAGTGGCTCATGGCGCTCACCTTTAGTATCAGCAGCATCAGCACCTTTAGGCATTACACCGCCTGAACGCAAAGGAATACCCTTGCTAGAATCCATCTTACCCATATCATTTCCTTTTTTAGCTAAAAAGACTGCAAAAGCGCAGTTCCTTAATTTTATGGTGATTCTAAGCTATGTCAAGCATTTTGATAAGTCTGATTGCAGCATCAACAGAATCTATTCTACTAACAGGGCCACCTCTCCAATTTTGCATGAATTTTACTTGAGAATCTGTATAGCGAGCCTGCTCATTTCTTTTAATTTCAACTAAACAACTTACATTTTTATATCCAATTAGAATATCAGGGCAGCCTTCACCAACTCTAGAAAGATTTAAAACAGAAGCTCCAAGGGCAATAAAAGTATGGATGATCTGTTTTTGGTTTTCATCAACCCTTTTTTTATAGTAAGTCATTGTTTTGTAATATATTAAAGGTTAGTATTCAGTAACTTTACATCAATAAGGCTGGTATGAAGATTTTATTGTTAGACATTGAAACTTCACCGAATGTAGCCCATGTATGGGGAATTTGGCAGCAAAATGTAGGTCTTTCACAATTGCTAGAATCATCTTACACCATGTGTTATTCAGCCAAATGGCTAGATGATGAACAAATATACTTTGATTCAGTTCAAAAAAGTAATCCAAAATCAATGTTAGAAGGCATACATGGTCTTTTAGAAGATGCTGATGCTGTTGTTCACTACAACGGCACTAAGTTTGATATGCCAACATTAAATAAAGAATTCATTATTCATAAAATGAATCCTCCAGCACCATCTAAGCAAATTGATTTATTACGAGTTGTTAGAAGCCAGTTTAGATTTCCTAGTAATAAGCTTGATTATGTAGCCCAAAGATTAGGATTAGGCAAAAAGAAAGACCATGAAGGGCATATTCTTTGGGTTAAATGTATGAATGGAGATAAAAAAGCCTGGAAAACAATGGAAGCCTACAACATTCAAGATGTAGTGTTGCTTGAAAAATTATATAAAAAATTGTTGCCTTGGATTAAGCAGCCAATCAATCAAACCATAATGAAAAAGGATAGAGATGGGTTTATTTGCCCCACTTGTTCTAAATCAGCTTTATTGAGCAAGGGTTTTAGATATACCACTACTGGAGCTTATCAAAGATACCAATGCAAAGCTTGTGGCGCATATTCTACTGATACCAGAACCTTAATACCTCATTCTAAGATTAAACATTTGCCATGACTACGATAGTTGGTGATTGGGCCAATAAAATAATGGTAGCTGATAGTCAGTTTACAGATGATGAAACTGGCATTAAATATTATGAAGATAAGATTATTCCTATAGATGGCGGCTGGCTTGGTATAGCTGGTAATTGGGTTGATGGCGAAAAAGTGGTTGATTATCTTTGTAAAAAAATCAAAACTAAACCTAAACTCAAAGCTGATAGTTCATTTTTAAAGCTCACAAATGAAGGTTTGTTTGCTTGCGGAAGTGATCTTGAATGGGAGAGAGTAAGAGGATTTATGGCTATCGGATCTGGCTCAATGGCAGCAGAAGTCTGCATGAGAATGGGTTTGAGCGCAGAAGAAGCCGTTAAATGGGCTTGTAATGTAGATTCTAAAAGCAGCGAACCTATCAAAATCTATAATCTATGAATTTCGATGGTAGTGGTCTTTGTAATTGGTTTGCATTGCTTTAATAAGTTCATCCATATTAAAGAACCATTGAATATGTTTGTATCCATCGTGTGTATAAATGGTAAAGCTCATTTTGTAGCAATCATATAAGCCCCAAAATTCGCAAAAGCATATCCAGCATACATGCAAGCCAATCCAGTATTTCCTTTAAATCCTTGTTCAATACAGATATAAACATAAATTAACCCTGTAACGATGATTAGGAAACTACTCATTTTGCAGTTGCTCCAGTTTAACTAACAAATCTTCCTCAGAGAAACCCCAATAGCGACTAAATGCCTTTTTTCCAATAACATGAACTGCGGAATCGCCAAGTCTGTGATGGTAGGCACAAAGTGGAATGCAGGATGCCGAGGCTCTAGTTTGCCCAAATCTGCGTATGTGATGAATTTCTGTTGGTGAATCGTCTGTTCTGATCCCATGTTGTCGGCATAAAATACAGCCATATCTTGCCAGCTTTGCATATTGTTGTCTTTCAGTTTTAGTCATCAAAATGGTTGTGTTAAATCCACAAAATTGAAAAGTTGTTTTGGTACATCATAGTAAGCTTCATGCTTTGTATCATCCTTCATTTCCCACAATGGATGGCTTAAAACTTTATCTCCAACAATCCAGTAAGCATGGCTCATATCTTGGGTTAAAGCAAAAAACAATGTGTTTGGAACCTCTAGCATATGTTTTTTTCGCATTGGTACATGGATAGTAGGATAAGGGCAATTTGGATTCCATTGCCTTACCTCAACTTCTGCAAAACCAACTCTTTTGCCATCTCTACCAAGAATTAGGTCTGTACCATAAATATCAGGATTCTCCTTAGTATCAAAGCCCCATTTCATTTTAAGCCAGGCAGATACAGCCGCCCTAGCTGGAGGATCGTACATATCATGCAAAACTTGGTCAAACTTTTTAATTTGCATGGCTACATATTTCCTTGCCTACGATTGCTGGACAAAGTTCTCCAAATATCAATAATTCGTATTTCATGATTGCGCTGATTGTCTAAAGTTTTAAATTCTACAAAAGCTTTTGTATGCGCTTTTAATGCTTCATCGAATTTAAGGCTCGCTATGGCTTTTGCTTCTCTTTCGGCTACTGTGCCATCAGCCAGCAGAAAAGAATGAGCCTTGGCCTGTTTTAAGGCTTCCTCAAGGTATTTAACTTGACCACCCAATGCCGCATGGCTTTGATCTGTGCTGGATAGCTTAATTAACGCTTCCTCAATCCTGTTTTCATTTAATTGCTCTAAATTCATTTCCATTCTCCTTTTTCGTCAGCCCTATTGCCTTTAGTCCATTGATCTTCAAAATCTCTTACCAGCTTCCAATCCAGCTTTTCTTTGTATTTGTGCATATATTCTCTAAACGCTTTTAAGCCCCATTTTCTCCGCCACAGAATTAACTGCCTAACGGCACATTGATGCCTATGCTTTTCAACATTCAAGCCGCCTTCCTTTTTTCACGCTGGGCCACAATAAAAGCTCTCATTTCGTAATAGCTGCTAAACCTGGACTTGGCAGGATCACCACATTCAGCTCTGTAAGCCGCTTCAATCTGCTGTTCATTACCTAAAGGCAATTCTTTACTTTCAGGAGCTTGTGCAATCACCACTTCATCCAGCCAATGCTGCCCCTTCAACCATCTTTCAGGATCTTTTCTAAATTTGCTGTCAGGTTTAGCTAGTGCATCAGCTTTAGCCTTTTCTACAATCTTTTCAAGCAAACCATCTATAAACTTGATTTTTGCCCATTGCTTTAAAGAATTAGGTTTGCCAACTTTTTTGTTATAAGCATTCCAAAATAAATCAAAGCCGATAGGCGCAATAGTTTTTATATGGTTCTTGGTTAATGGTTCTTGGTTCTTGGTTGGTTGAACGGATGTTGAACGCTTGTTGAACCGAGCTTCAGCAGATGCCTTTCCAGCTTTACTGGCTTGGTCTAAACGGCTATGGTATTTAGCAATTTCTTCATCAACTCGCTTGTTATGCCAGCAATTATCTTCATAAAATTCGAAGAACTCAGACAAGATTGCATCAACAATTTCAACAGATGCTCTAATTTTTCTTGCTACAGTTGAACTGTCGTTAAACGGCTGTTCATTCATGTAGTAAAGATCAATCATGCGCCTATATGCCAAATCTTCTTCATCAGATAAGTGGCTAGTATGGCTTATGTAATCACCAATATGAAATGGATAAAAGTTCATTTCAGCCCTTTGCAAAAATGTCAGGTCTTAGCATTTCTCTAGTAATTCGACCTTTTGATAACTCCTCAATTTTGCGGATGTGCTTAACTGGAATGTTTGTACGAGCTTTCCATTGATAAATGGCTGTTTCCCTTAGTCCTAATAACTGGGCAAGCCTATAAAGACTTCCAAATTCAGTCTTTAATTCCATATAAATATCCATGATTTCTCCTAAAGTTGTGTTATATTATCACAAATAAACAAAAAAACAACAAACTTAAAATATTTATTAAAAAGTGTAGCAAAGTGGTTTTTTGGTGTATAGTGAAACCTAGTTCAACAAGTGATGAAGGGAAATAAAAGTGAATAAATTCGAAAGCAAACAAGTTCAAGCAGCAAAAGTATTGTATGCAAATGGTTTACAAGATTATGCAGCAGCATCATTGGCATATCTAACAAGAATTACTAAAAAAGAATCAACTAGAAAAGAAATTGTTGCCTTAATTGAAGAACTAGATTTAGACAAATATCTAGAAACTAGAAACAATGTTTTAGTTTGTAAAGTTGAAGCTGGTTCATTTTAATTGACGAGGAGAAAGTGATGAAACAAGTAATTATTGATGTTGTAGGAACAATTCTTTTAGGCATACTTTTAGGCGCAATCTTTGCGTATGGAGTTTAACCATGATGAATAGACATGATGCTTACTATGAGCCTGATGATTACGATGATCGTTCAGATGAAATTGATGAGCGCACATGGGAACTCATGAAGCCAGGCGCAGAGTATGACCATAGAACAGCTCAAGCAGTCTATGAGGCCCTAGGTGACATTGGCACAGATGAAGCCAATTCTCTGCAAGATGCCATCAATACTAACGATTATGAAATTATCGGTAGAAAAGTAATGATGATGGCTTTTGATTACATGGAACGATTTGCCAAAGATGCAGCAGAATCTGAAATTAACGACTAAGGAGTAAGTGATGAAAACATTTAACGAATTACGCACAATTAATGTAAACGAACATACAGAAAAGAAAGGTAAGTTTACCTACCTATCTTGGACATGGGCCGTAGACCAACTTTTACAAAATGATCCTACGGCTACCTGGACATTTGGAGAGCCAGTTTACTTTGCAGAAAGCCTAATGGTATTTTGCACAGTAACAGCTATGGGCAAATCTATGACTTGCCAGATGCCTGTTATAGATTCTCGGAACAAAGCTATACCTAATCCAAATGCTATGGATGTAAATACAGCAATGATGCGCTGCCTTACAAAGTGTATCAGTCTGTTCGGTATTGGGCTATATATTTACGCTGGGGAAGATCTGCCAACAGAAGAACCAGTAGACCTTAAAGAACAAGCAGACATTTGGTGCTTGGCTATTGATAAAGCGGAGAATATTGATGAACTCAAAGCAATTTATGGTAATGCCTATCACCAGCTCTCAAAAGATAAATCAGCAGTCGCTAAAATTTCAGCCGCTAAAGATGCCAAAAAAACAGAATTGGGAACTAAAACCAATGTTTGATGCAATCCTAAGAAAAGAAAAGGAAGCTCGCAAATGAACAATGAACCAATAGCGTGGATGGTAACAGTAGAAAATGACACAGAGTTTTTTATTGATGAAAAATTGTCCAAAAAACACGCAATTTTGCACAAAGTTGATGCTATTCCAGTTTATACCCATCAATACGAAAGACCACACAACACAGTATTAGTACCATGCGATAAGTTAGCAGAAATGCAAGCTGAATTAGCAATACTAAGAAAGGCACAAGAGAAATGAACGCAAATGAA